TCAAAAACTGCCCTGTGCGGCGCTCTGGTCGCCCTGAACACAGGACACAAGAGCGGCATATCTGGCCTTGAAGATGTCCATAAGGACTTGCACCGCTCGGCCCTGCTGCACCGCGTTCCCCTCCTCGGTCGCGTCGTCCACCATCTTGATGCACACAGCAACATCTCCCATTGCAATAACAGCGCTTTCAACATCTACTCGGTTCATTGTGAAAATCTCCCTTCAAAATAAATCCCGGCGGGCTTTCTCTGCGCCGCCGGGTCAGCGGTTCAATATCAGGCGTTCAGGGGCTTCACTTGGGACGCTCCAAAGAATGACGCGCGGTAGGTCTGGCCGTCGCCCTTGCTGGAATGGATGAGAACAACTTGGAACAGAGCCTTTGCACCGTGCAGGACTTCAAACCCGGCGGTTTTCCATCCTGTCCATGTGTTCACCTGCTCGGCCACGCCTGCGGCCTGCTGGGCTTTCTCAATGCGCTTGGCGTTGATGGGTTCGGCCTTTGCGCTGTTCCATGCCCGGTGCAGGCACTCGCCAAAGGCGGCAACGCCTTTCCGGTACAGCTTCCACGCCTTGTGCATGATCTCCGAAAGATTGTATTTTTTCATACTGTCCTCGCTTTACATTGCGGGCCAGCCCTGTTATACTAGGCATGACCCTGTTGTTGGGTTTGGCTCGGTGTTGTAGTTGGTAGCTCTCACCGGGTCATTTTTCATATACAGCGGCGGGAGTGGGTTACTGTCTTAGCTGACGTTCTGCTCTTGCGCTCCCGGTACATCCTTCGCCCCTTGCCTTCCGGTCGTGCTCCCTTGCTGTGATTCTATTATAGTACTGTTTACCGTACAAGTCTATTGACAGATTCAACAAGGTTTACAGTGTATTTCTGTGTATATTTGTACTGTTAACCGTTCTGATTTTGTGATATACTGTTTACAGAACAGGAGGGAAAGAAATGGTTACTGAGGCAAGAAAAAGAGCCAATGCCAAATGGGACAAAGAAAACATGGTCGTTCTGGCCTGCAAGGTCAAGCGGGAAACGGCGGAACAGTTCAAAGCCGCTTGTGCCGCACAGGGAACAACGTCCAACGCTGTTTTGCAACAGGCAGTAAAAGCCTACTTGGAGCAGGCCCCCGCACAGGAGCCGCTCCGCGCCGCCGGAGATTCGATGCAGGACGACGAAACAGAGGCCCGGCGGGCGGCTGTTCTGGCAAAAATCAAGGAGCTGTAAAAGGCTGGGAAGGATGTTGAACGATGCCAGACCACGCCAAACAGGTGGGCGTACTGTGCCAGCACGTTATTGATCTGCTGGGCTTGACCATGAAAGAAGGGCAGAGTATTCTACTCGGTGAATCCAACATTGCCCACATGGTCAGCAACCACCCGGCGGATTATGCCCTGTATGGGGAATACATTCCGCTGATCCTGTCCGCGCCGGACTATGTAGCTCTGAATGCAAAGGACGGCTCGATTGAGTATGTCAAGGAAATTCAGGTGAACAGCGTGTATGTCAAGGTCGCTGTCCGGGTTTCGGCGCATGGGCAGCTTTTTGCCCGGTCGGTCTACCGGCTGAACACAAACCGCGTTCTAAACTTTATCGAAAAAGGCACATTGAAGCGATACTAAACGACCCAACACGAATTGACATTTTTTCGTGTTCTGGTATAATAGACTTGCAAAGAGAACCAGAGGGCAGAACAGGCAGCTGCCGCCCATTGTTAGGAGATGCGGGAAACGTCACCCCGCCTGATTCTCGAACAGAAAGAGGCCGTTGCAGAGATGCAGCGGCCTTTTGCTATCACTATGGGGTGAGCCAGATGCACCCCACCGGCAAGGAGGCGGCATTGTATGAGAATCGTGAAAGTTGGAGAAAGCTATATCTGCCCGGTCTGCGGCAAGTACACGTTTGAGTATGCCGGGGACTTTGATATTTGCCCGGTGTGCAACTGGGAAGATGATCTTTGCCAGCTCGAAAACCCGGATGAAGAAGACTGTGCCAACCACATGAGCCTGAACCAAGCCCGCGAGGCATGGGCGCATGGTCGGCGGGTCGATGAATGGGAAGACGAATGACCCGCCGGGCGGGTACAGTATGGAGGTCGTAACGCTGCGACCTCCTTTTTGTTTTGCCTGTGCATACTCTCGCAACGTCTGGCAAGTGCCTAGAACGGGCGATGCACTGCCCGGCGAGAAAGTTGATGCAGACATAAAGAAAAGCCCTCACTCCTCTGTTTCTGAGGCCGTGGGGGCTTCGTGGGTCAGGCGGCGAGTAGGTTACTCACCCACAACGCCGTTGTTGCAGGTTGCCGGGTCGGGATTGTCGTGGTACTCCATGCGCAACTGCGCCTTGCCGTGTTCGTCGATGTAGGGGAGAATGCAAAGAGTGTCACACTGGATTACACCGTCCTTGTCTTCCCATGCCTCCATCTCCACGAACAGTGCGCCGCACTCCTCATGGAGGGCAGCAATCTTTGCGCCCTGCACCAGCTCTTCAACTTCGGGCAGCGTAGTGTTTGCGTATACGGTCATTGTACAACTTCCTTTCTCTGTGTGGGTGTATCTTCAGAGATGCCGGATTGCATCCCTTGAACCTGTTTTGTGGGGCTGTCCGTCGGACAGTCACGCGGACTGTCTGCGGACGCTGAAAAAATGCGCTTGAAATTTTTTCGATGATGTGATATTCTAGTGCCGGAAAGGAAACTTTCACAACGCGTCATTCAAAGTCCGGGAAAGAACCAGTTGGCCGCTCTCCGTGCCAGCTGGTTTTTTATTTGCTCTTTTTCTGTGACTGCACAGTTTTGTGCAGTCGGACGGCTCAGGCTTGAGCAGCCTAACGGGCGCAAGATTGCGCCCATTGAATACCGCCAGATTTGGCGGCGTTCACACTCCGGCGATGGCTGCGCCCTCGGTGGAGCTGATACCAGTGCGGATGTAGGAGCCTGCGCCGGTGTTCCCGGCGGCGCTCAGATACGGGGTCACTTCCTCGAAAGCATCAAGGCAGGCCCGCAACTCGCCCTTGTACTTGCTGTATGTCCTCAGATGCCGCAAGGCCCGCCGGTGCGCTTCGCTGGCAGATGCCCGGCTACTGTAGCCAGCAAGTAAGGCAGCAGCAACCAGAGGGACGTTGTAGAAATAATGCTCGGCCAACAGGACGCGGTAGCCGTCGGGCAAGCCGTCCAGCGCGGCCAGAATGACCCGCCGGGTGTAAAGGACAAGGTCTCTGTACTCCACGCTTTCCAGCTCTGCGGCTGCGCCTGTATCCTCCAACGTGTCCTCAAGGGTGATACTGTCCTCGTTCGAGTATAGGGCCTCTGCGGTGCTGTCGGCATATTGTAGGCCGTCCCGGCGGCTGGTGCGCACCCCTGCTTCTTCTGCAAAGCGCTTTTGTAGGAAGTATTTCAGCAGGGTCAGGAAAGATTTCTCTCTCGTCTCGTCGAATGCCTGCACGGTGTCATAGACGGCGAAAAAGCCGGCTTGCACAAGGTCTTCGGCGGTCGTCATGCCGGCTGTGTGGTTCTTCGCATAGTAAACGGCCTTTTTCTTGACAAAGCCTTTCACTGCGTTCCATAAGTCCAAAAGCGTTTCCTCGCTGCCGTCTCTGGCACGGACAGCAAGCGCATTCAATTCCACTTTCTTCAGATTATCGCCTCTTTTTTCGGTTATACGCGTCCATGATGGCGTTAAATTCTTCATCGCTCAGGTCTTCCATAAGGTGAACAGCGCCGCGCAACTCCTCATCACTCCAGCCGTCAAACTCATGCCCTGCACCGCTCTGATCGCTGTTTTCTTTCCGGGTACGTTCTACTATCAGTGCCTTTGAAAGAAGTTCGGAGGCTTTCAGGCGGTCAGCCGGTTTTGATGCCTGATCTCTCATTGTGACCGTCCAAAAGCTGTATATCTCCTCAAGGGTGGCCGTGTTCTCGGCGATGATCTGAGCGTTACGCTGGGCCAGATATTCCCGAATGTCAGCAAATGTCAACAACCGCTGGCCGATGCTGCGGGCGCTTTTGGGGCTGTACCCGGCTTTTATTGCCGCCTCGGTGGCGTTGCCGCTGAGAAGGTAGGCTTCACAGAAAGCCCGCTGCCGCTGGTTCATCGTGTACCGTCTCCCGGCGGGTCAAGTGTGGTCTGATCGCCGCACTGGGCCAGCGCTGCACCGACTGCCGCCAACTTTCTGAGGCTGGCAAGTCCCCGCGCCTGTTCCCGATGATAGAACCGGGCCAGCTCTTGACGGCCCTTCTCTCCCTCCGCCGGGCGGAAGTACCCACCGGGGCGCGTGGTGGTGTACAGCACAAAGAGGCCGTTTTCCAGCTCCTGCGCTGCCATTGCCCGGCGCTCTCGCCGCGTGATGCCTAACCGTCGTTCTATCTCCTCGCCGGGGATGGCATTTTCTTCCCCTGCGGGCAGAATGTCAAAGATTCGCATTTGTTCATTCCCTCCTGTCTGGCCGCTCGGTATCTGATGTTCACCGGGTGGCCTTATGTTTTTTCGCTCCCGCAAAATGCGGCCTATCTTCCCGCAAAATGAGGGAACACGTTCCCGCAAAATGCGGTAGATGCTCCACAACCTTCCCGCAAAATGCAGGAACCAGTGAATTTTTTGCCGTTTTGCCTTCCCGCAAAATGCGGGACATATTCTAGATATAGCCATGTATACGGTTTTGCACGGGCAAAGTCTAGGGCGGTTCTCTCTGCTTCCATTCTATCGAAAATTGATATAGATCCGCCTTTCGGAGATTTGAATTGTGGGCACAGCATTTGATGAAGCCTTTTTGCTCTAGTTCTTTTACGGCCCGGCGTAAGCTGTCCTCACTGATGCCGTATTTTTCAGCAACCCGGCGGGGGAATGCGAATGCAAAATCTCCGCTCTGTTGGCCGCACTCTTTCATCATGCCGATGTAGGTTTTATATGCGCTCCCTGTCAAACCTGCAAAAGCTGGGTCTTGGAGCAGGTCGGCATACAACTCAACGTGCGGCAATCGTGAACCGTTCGGACTCTTTCCGCCGGTGCGGCCGGTTTTCCAGAATGGCACATCTTTCTTTTTCGTTGAGGACATTTTTATTTACCCGTGACGGCTTTCCAGCTCCGCCGGATCGTCGCCCTCGTTGAAGTAGGCGGCAAGGCTGTCCAAATTGACCAACCAGCGGTTGCCAACACAGACAAAGCGCACCTTGCCAGCACGGCAGAGATTCCGCAAGAAGTATTCAGAGATGCCGAACTTGGCGGCAGCGTCCTTCACCGTTGTCATAGTCGGATATTGCACCGCATTACTCATTGCGTTCACCTCCGTTTAGCTGCTTTTTGCTTTCTCGGTCAAGTTCTTCATTCAGAAGCGGAACATTGACCAAAAATTTCTTTCCGCACCAAATGCCGGGGAGCTTTCCTTGTTTGTGCATCTTTCTCAACCTCGACTCAGTCAAAAAACCGCTCTCGGCTAGTTTTCGTATCGGCACAAACTTTTCTGCTTCAGTCAATTTTTATCATCTCCTGTTGTTGATTTTTGTTTTGTGCTATGCTATTATTGTGTCACGGAATGTTAATTTTGTAAACATTCAAAATTTCGCTTGATTGATTTATCAACATAAAGTTTTCTTTTCAAAATAACAAGAATGTGGTGACTAATCATGCAGAACAATGTTGATTCCTCCGAACTGAACAAAAAACGCGGCAAACGTCTCAAACAAGCAATAATTTCAACAGGGATTCCACAGTACAAAATTGCTGAAGACTTTGCCCATGTGACACCCGGTCACCTTTCGTCGGTGGTCAGGGGAGGGCGGAAACTTACAGAACAGCTTGCCGCATTGGTGGCAGATGCGGCAGGCGTTCGCAAAGAATGGCTATTGTGTGAGGATGATTTCCGAACAGAGGCGGAGAAAGAAGAAGCAGAGAAAAGCGAGATTCTCCGCCCGGATGGACCTACAATGACGGCTGTTCTGTTGCGAAAGATTCTTGACCGAATGGTCAGCAATGCCGCCAAAGAATATGGATTGCCTCCTGAAAAAATCTCAGAAAACCGCCGCGCGGGCGTTTTTGTTGAGGTCGGCCATTATGCAGATTACTTGATTGAACAGACAATAATGGAGGTTTCCCAAAATGGCTCAGATTGTGAAGCGAAAGAATAAAAACGGCTCCACTTCCTACCTGTTCCGGGTGTCTACCGGGTATGATCGGAACGGCAAACAGGTCACAACGTCCCGCACCTTCACCCCTCCGCCCACCTTGACCGGGCGCAAGCTGGAAAAGGAAGTGCGCCGCCGGGCAGATGAGTTTGAACAGGAAGTGCATAACGGTCTTGCTCTCGATGCAGATATGAAGCTGGATGACCTGATAGACCGCTGGTTTTCGGAGTACATCGACAAGAAGTGTAAACCCAAAACAGGGGTAGAATATCGGTATCTTAGGCCGCGTATCTCTGCGGCGCTGGGCCACATGAGGGTAAACCAGATAAGGCCCTCGCACCTGATGGCCTTTTATTCCAGTCTGGAAGAGGCAGGAGCGCGGCGGGATTCTGTATATCTGGCTACGTCTGCCCTCCTCAAGGAGCTGCCACGCGGTAAGCGGCAGGAGACCGCAAAGGCTGCGGGTGTAGGTGGGCGCACAATGACCTGTGTTTGCAACGGAACGCCGGTAAGCCGGGCCTCAGCTGAGAAGGTAGCCCGCGCCGCCGGGGTGATCTTCTCCAAAGCATTCACCGAACAGACCAAAGAAGGCGGCAAGCTGAACGGGAACACAGTGCAGCACTATCACCGGATGTTGTCCAGCGTCTTCACAAAGGCTGTGCAATGGGGCATTGTGGAGGATAACCCGGTAAAGCGGGCGGAACCGCCAAAGGGAGAAGCTGTTGAAGTGTCCTATCTGGAAGAGACCGACGCCGCGCGGCTGCTGGCTGCGCTGCATGATGTTCCGCCACAGTACAGCGCTATGGTGCAGCTTGGCTTGTTCACAGGGATGCGCCGGGGCGAGATTTGCGGCCTGCGTTGGTCGGATATTGATTTCAATGCCTCCACCATCTCCGTAAACCGCACAGTGGAATACATCCCGCATGAGGGGCTTATCTTCACCGCGCCAAAAACCAAAGCGTCAAACCGTACATTCAAGGTGGGCGCAAACTGTATGGATATGCTGAGGGAGTACCAGCTCTATCAAAAGGCGGAACGGCTGCGCGTTGGGTCGATGTGGGCGCGTACTGTGCAGGTGGAGAACGGAAAGACGGTGCAAAATGACCTGTTGTTTACCAGCTGGGACGGAACACCCTTTGATCTGGAAAGATTGACAACATGGTTCCCGCACTTCCTGCGGGCGCATGATCTCCCGGCGGTGCACTTCCACAGCCTGCGGCACACTTACGCAAGCCTGATGATAGCCGCCCACGTTCCCATCACAACGGTTTCGGGCCGTCTGGGCCACGCTCAGACCTCCACCACCACGGATATTTACGCGGGGTTCATCCGCACAGCAGACGCGGCAGCGTCGGACGCAATGGAAATTGTTTTTGACAACATCCGCGAAAAGAGCCGGGCATAAAAAGAGCGGGCAAAGGCCGCTGTATAATACCTCTGTCCGCTTTATCGCACTGCTGTTTTGTGCGTTATTTGTGCGTTATTCATCCAAAATGAAACAAAACCAAAGAAAATCGCTTTGAATAAATATGACGGTGATTCAACATAAAATAAGGCGATTTGCAACCATTCAATCCGATTTTGGGCATATTTGGGAGCAGGAGGCCGCGAGTTCGAGTCTCGCCACTCCGACCAGACAAAAATAATCCGAACTTGTTTCCGATAGGAGATGGGGTCGGATTTTTTGTTTTCTTCGGAAAGTTCAATAGAGGTTTCCGACAGAAGCTGAAATCCGAAATCATAGATTGACCGAAACAAATCAAACACTGATTTCAGGAGGACACGATTATGAAGTACGATGCAAGAGCCTGTTCGTTCAACATGGATACTGGCTGTGTGGAGCTGCTGCTCCGGGATGGCAGAAAAATTTCCATCGACTGCACCGGGGTCGAAGATGCGCTGGATGTTACCATTGCGCAGCGGTCTGAACTGGACTACCTCATCTATAATGACCCGCTGGCGTATGCTGAGCTGATTCTGAACGGCGAACCGGGGGAATATTTGAAGAACGTGGCGGGAAGCCACGGATTAGAGGACTAAACACAAAAACAGGGCGCGTCCACCCGGACGCACCCTGAAAAATCCACACACGATAAGTAAGGCAGGGAGTTCCCCGACGGGAACTTCCTGTTTTTCTTTGGTTGCAGCAATATGAGCCTGTTCCGCCTGCCATGCAGCAAACTCCCGTTGACCTTCCTCGCTGTTCCAGCAGGCAAGAATCGCCGGATAGAATGCCTGTGCCAGACGGTCGATGGCTTCATCGGGATAGGGGGAAGTGTTTGTGGACTTTTTCTTTTTGTTCAA